CTATAACACGCTTATCTGGTCAAGGTCGGCATCTTCTGCATACGCCAGCATGACCGCACGCGCGGCCTCGTTGACGCGCTGGCGCCAGATAACCTCCCGATAGGCGTTTTCCTCCAGCAGCTTAACAATCGGCTCTGATTCGAGGGTCAGCGTGCGCGCGACTGCCTCCTGTTGTTCCTCCGGGTATAACGAGACGAGCGTCGCCTTGCGCTCTGCGAGGATGGTCTCATAGTCCAGCACTTCCACGACATCAGGCGCGGCGAGCTGGTTAAGGTCAACAATTGCCATAGCGTTTAACTCAGTGGAATGGTGAGGGAAAAGGGCTGGCCGTTAGCCGAGCGCGTGCCGGTGATATCGACATACAGCCCGCCGTCGGTCTCCGACCGCTCAAAGGTGATGGTTGTCAGACTGACGCGCGGCTCCCACTTCTGGATCGCGGAATAGCACGCGGCCATAATCTGCAATCGCAGTGCCGGTGTCTGCGGCTGGTCAATCAGTGCAGACAGAAGCGAGCCGTATTCACGGCGCATGACGCGCGAGCCAACCGGCGTGACGAGAATGTCGCGCACGCTTTGCCTGATATGCTCGACCTCAGAGATACTGAGGCCGGTCTGGCTGTTCATACCGAGATAACGCACCGTCATTTAGTACCCTCCGTCCAGCTTCCGCCCCGTTCAACGCCGCCGTGGTCGTGGTCATCCACCTGCACGCCGTTTGAGGTCAGTTTCCCGCCAGTGTGCTCGATGTTCCCGGTCATCTTCCCGCCCTTCTGCACTTCTAGCGTGCCGGTTATCAGCTTGTTGGTACACACCACCTCGGGTGAATCGAGCGTGATACGGGTCGAGGCTTTCACCAGCAACACCGGCACAGTGGCCGTGATGGAATCCGACGCGGTAACGTCTGCGGTTTTGATGCCAGACACGGTAAGCGCACTGTTTTCGGGTTCGTACTCAATGACCGCGCCATCAGGGAAGGTAACGTGAAGCGCATCGGGTGAGGCTGACGGCGCGGGATTGTCATCTGAGAAAATGCCCGGCAGCACAAAGGCCGTATCGAGCTCACCGCCGATGGCCATCAATAACACCTGCTCGCCAACGGATGGAGCCCACCACACGCGAGAGCGACCGGCGCGACAGGTGAGCCAGTTAAGCCAGGTGGTTTGCATGCCGCCGGTCTGGACACGACACAGCCCCTCGTCGAGGTCGACGTCGGTCACGATGCCGGTGCGAATTAGGTTCCGGATCGCACGAGCGATTTCCTGAATATTAGAGAGTGTGTTCATACTGAAAGAATGCCGTGGTATTCTTTCAAAAGATATTAATCCTGTTAGTGACGTCTCTAACACAACAAATCATGCAGATGGGTTTTAAGGATAAATTAATGTTCAATTGGGAAGATGTACCGAATAACGACACGTATAAAAATCTCTTACTAGGAAACGGCTTTAGTATCGGTGTCAGCCCTAAGTTCAATTATTGGAATCTTTTAAATGAAGCAAAACACAGGGTCCAGGCTGGATTAATTGATATTTACCCAGAAACTCTTAGACTTTTTGAGCAGTTACAAACCACTAACTTCGAAGAAGTATTGAAAGTTTATCATCACGCACATCTCGTTCACACTTTTAACAAGCCAGCGATCGAAACAGCTTACAGGAAACTACAAGAAGGCTTATTCTCAACAGTTAGAGATATTCATGTATCAAGAAACGAAACCCCAACCGCATTAATTTTCCATGAACTCGCCAAGTTCAAAAAAGTATTCACAACAAATTACGACCTTATTCCGTACTGGAGTTTTGTTGACATCAATATTGATGGGCTTCGTGATTTCTTCTGGGGGCCTGGCATCAAACCTACATTTGATAAAACTAATACAGAGGTTTTTGTTGGAAATTACACTCAACTATTTTATCTACACGGAGCGTTACATTTAGAAGTAACTGAAACTGGTCTAGCTCAAAAGAGAAGTATACAGGATACATTAGCCGAGGAAATAGAAGTGTTATCTAGCTCATTCAGTGCAAGACATGGGCTTTACCCTCTTTTCATCACCGAAGGCAAAAGCGAACAGAAAATCAGAAAAATAGGTTCTAATGATTACCTGTCATTTTGTTACAATCAATTAAAGAAAATTAGCGGAAAAATACTTATTTTTGGGCATTCACTCAGTGAAGAGTTTGACAACCACATTGTTGAAGCCTTGAAAAACAATAGCAATATAACCGAGATAGCAATAAGTATTTACCCAGAACAACCCATTTTATATATAAATGAAATGGAAGCAAGATTGGCCCGACAACTTGCTGGACGACCGATTCATTTTTTTGACTCAACAACACACCCATTAAGCACCTGAAACATTGAGCATATTTCAATTTGAAATATGCTCACCAATAAGCAACTCTATTTCTTTTATGTTGATTTCGTTTAACCCCAATAATTGACGTTGAGCATATTGCACTTCCTGAGCGTAAGCGTTTGGCCGGTCTTTGAGGCCGAACTGATGGACACGCGCAATACGCTGCACTTTGCCGGTAAATTCCACCACAGCAACGTTTTCACGGCCACTGGCTTTAATGTACCGGTTAGTGCGCAGTTTTTGAAACATCGCCCGTTTAATTCGACCTTTTTTGGCTCTCAGGGGCTGGCGCTTTCGCGCCTGATACGGTGAGCCATCGGGAGCTTTTTGCTGTTTGATACGTTGCTGTTGCGCCGTTCTGAGTTGCTTCGCAATCTCTCCGGCAAGCTTTCGACGCCCTGCGGGTGACAGGACAGCAAGCAGCCCCGCGAGCTGGTTATCAAAGGGTTTAAAGTCACTCATCCCACTTGCTCACCAGTTCACCGTTGATATAGAGCTCTTTTGGACGAGTGACGGGTTCAGGCGGTGGCGGCTCCGGGGCATAGCTCACATGCAGCGCGCCGTTTTCCTCCCTGATGATGGTGCGCTCGGTGAGCTGGAGGCTGATGCTGATATCAACCGTATCCTCGTCGTTTAAATCCATCTGGAAGCGGTAGCCCTTTTTATGCCCCTCATCGAGCGTGCAGATATCCGGCTGGTTTTCCCTGAGCCACGCGGCCACCGGCACGAAAATCAAATCAGGGTCGCCTACGAAATCGCACACGATCACATTCAGGGTGTAAATTTTCTCGTGGGACAGGGAGGCCGCGAGCCGTGCATCGATATTCCCCTCGTCGGCAAAAATGCGCATCATCTCGGGGTTGGTTTTAAGCTGCGGGACGGCGTCAGTTAGCGCTTTTCGCAGGCTGATTGCTTTCTTCATCGAGTTTATCCTGACAGGCTTTGACGGTTTCAATCTGTAACGCGCAGGCGGCGAGCGCGTGCTCAAGCCTGCGGATGTCTGCACTCAGGTCGCCATTAGTGGCCGGGTCGCTTCCCGGCATCGGGCACCAGCTCACTTTCGGGCAGGCGCTGTAAACAATGACCGGCGGAGGCGCAACCGGCGCGGGTGTGCAGCCTGCGCACAACATCAGGCAGCTCAGCGCTGTACCAGCGGCGTAACGTTTCATTTTCATTCATCAGTCTCGTAATGGTTTCTTCCCGGCGCACGGCCATCGCACCGGCAGCAATCAGCTCACCACGTAAACTGACCTGCGCGGTTTCATTTCGCCTGGCGATTCCCTGCGAAACGGAAAGCTGATTTTTCAGCATTCCGATCACGTTTTTCTGTTCGGTCGCGACCTTATTTGCCCGGTCAAATGAGCGCCGAAGATTACCGTTCTCATGCCTTAACCAGAGCACAGCCGCCAGTGCCAGACCTGCGGCAATCAACATCACAATGAATCTGGACACAGACCCGCCTCCTCAATGCGCTGACGGTATGCGGTGCGCACTCCCTGAAAGGTCAGGACGCAAATCAGGTAAAGCAGCGCGGTAAAGATCCAGCCAGCGCCGAGCAGACATCCTGTGGTTACGACAAAAATAATAAGAGACCATGCGCGACGCGCCTTAGAGGGCTTGTTACAGAAAACAGCGCGGAAAATTTTCATTATCCCGGGTTTTACCGGAATACCTTTCCCCGCATTTCGTAGCCAGTGGTCAAAAACAGCCACACCGGCGAGGCTCGCCGTAATACAGACAACACAGCCAAACAGCGCCCACGCTGCAACAAAATTAAGTGCTGCACTTTGCGGCGAAGCCAGCCCCCACAGCAGGAATACAGCCAGCAGGACATCTAACATCAGAGAACGCACGTATTTTTTCATTGAGAAACTCCTTTCAGACAATAAGCACGCTCACGCGCGCGGCGATTTTCCAGCCCTTTATTGATTGAGCCATTCACATAAACCCAGCGGGTAAGCTGGTCGCACGCCTGCCACCATTGGTGGCGCTTGAGGTATGAGACCAGCGTCGACCGGCAGGCCGCGCCGGTTCCCACATTGAATGAGAAGCTCACCAGTGCGTCGTAAATGTGCTGCGGCATTTCTACCGGCACGCAGACTGCGAGACGCCTCTCGACGTTCATCACATCCGCGACGAGGTTCGCCGCCGCCTGACGTTCTGTGATTTCCCCTTTCGGGACGACACCGGCAGTGTGGCCGATGCCTGACGTCCACACTCCCGCGCTGCACTGGTAAGGCGTCAGGCGACAACCTTCGAGATCGGCAATCAGCGCCAGCCCCTCGGGCGAGGTGTTAAGCAGACGAAAGTCAGGCATCAGCGCCGCCAGCGCCAGCACTGCGGCCACACTGCAACGTTTAACGATTGATTTCACGAATAGCCCCCTTGTCGAGTCCGAGTGACGTCAGATAGAGGTACGTTTTGCGCTTAAACCAGTAATTCGTAAGCGCGGTAAAAATGGCGCATCCGCCGCCCACGTAAAGCGCCATCTTTTCGGGCGATATTGCGCCGAGGTACGCCAGCGCGACGGCCAGCCAGTAGGCGATAAACGTGGTGATTTTCTCCATACTCAGTCCCATAGATTCACCGTTTCGGTTCTGGCCGCGCTCTCGGTCTCGGGCAGTTCAATTGCCGTGCCGTGCGGCAGGATGACGCCGAGCTCAGACAGGCCGGGATTAGCTTCTAAGACGGTTTCGACCACGCCCCCGGTGCGCCCGTAGTACCGCACACAAATCGCGTCGAGGGTGTCGCCCTGTAGCGCATACGCTTTCATCAGATTTGCCCCACAATGCAGCGCGCTTTGTCCTGGATGCGCGCCACAGACCAGCGCATATCCCGCCACATTTCATCGATAGTGCTGTCGATGCTGTCGGCTTTTTTGTCACCTCTGGCGGTCGCATCCACGCCGCGAAAACGCTCGTAAAGCGTGGCGGTCGTCATGGCACACACGGCGTTGAAGTAGTGGAATACGCGCACACTTTCGCCGTCGAGCCTGTCGGTCGGAACATCCGCCAGCGTGGCGTAACCGGCATCGAGCTGACGCTCGCGCCATTCGCCCAGCTCCGCGTTCGTCTCTGCGATGGCGGTCTTAATTGCCCGGCGCAGGCGCACAGGGGAAACGGTCTGCTCTAAACGCATTTCCTCACGCACGCGCTTCGGGTCAACATCAGGAAAAAACGGGGTGTTTTTGATTACCGGCTCGCTCACGCCCGGCGGCGGTATCACCACGCCCGGCACATCCTGCGGCTCTTTGTTTTGCTCAATAATCAGCGTCGTCATGACAACCTCGGGTAATAGGTGGGCGGTGGACGCCGGTCGCAGTCAGGGCAATTGATACCCGCTTTGACCGGCGTGCCGCCCGGCTCGGGGAGCGCTCGGTTAACCTGCGGCTTTTGCCGCCTTTGGTGGACGCCCGCGCCGTGCCGCCGGTTTAGCGGCAGGTTTGCGCGTGCGAGGTTTAGTCGTTTTGGTTTTCGGTGCCGGTTCGGGTTTTGGCCTGAGCTGGCGCTCTAACTGCTCGATATCCTTTTTCACACCGATTGTGCGTTCTAACTGGATCGCACGTTGCAGGTGCGCCAGCGCCTCGGGCAGTTGATTCGCATCACGCAGGACATATCCGGTGATTTTGTGCAGCTTCGCGCGCACGATATCGGGCATGTCAGCGCGTTCAGTCAGCGCAATGGTGTCGAGCAGGTTCGCCAGTTCGACCGGCTGTTTTGCAGCGAGCAGGCGCTGCGCGGCCAGTGCCACCTCTTCGGCCAGCAGGTAAGGCGTCGGACGTCGACCGGTCGGCATGGTCAGGCCCCAGGTCATGGCGTAACGGGCAATTTCCAGCGCCCCGGCGATATCGTCAGCATCGAGACGCCACAGCATGACCGTCATGACGATGTCATCCTGCGCGCCCTTGCCATTTGCGAGGACGCCAGCCACCCATGGAAGATAGAACGGCAGCAGCTCACGCTTTTTATCTGCCTTGCGCTCATTGGATCGGATTTGTTTTAGCGTGCGGTTGTCTGCGGCCAGCTTAACGAGCATCTGCTCATAGGCAGTTGCATTGCGCAGCGGGACAGCAGCCCGCCGCGCTGTTTCAGAGGCCGAGACCCGCATCATGTGACGCGCTGCGGGACTCGTCATGGCTTACTCTCCGCTTTCCGGTGCAGCAGGTGCGGTGAAGTCACCGAGCTTGATATTTTCAATCAGGCAACCGGCAGCGTATGCCTCGACCACGTAGTCGGTATTCATTGACTCGTAGTTTTCGATGCGGTCTTTCTTCGGGTTTTCAATGATGCTGCGGCGATGCGCGTCATCCATGAAGTAGATAGACAGGTTATCGAGACGCGTCACCATCAGGGCATTCGCCGGGAAGTAAGGCACGCGCACGGCAGGCAGGTTGCCGATTCGCTTCTGGCTGATGATGATGTCAGCGGCCAGCGACTCGCTGTTTTCCTGGTCTTTGTTGACGATAGGGAAGTATTTATCCGCCATCAGCTTGCGACCGGTGATGACAACTAGCTCCGGGTCATCCTGATAAATCTCGTCAATCAGGTTGCCGGTGGCATCCATGACCAGCGCGTCGAGGTTCGCATAACTTCCGTAACCTGTTTATGTGCGAGTTCGTCGACGATAAGGCGTCGGTATTCCCGTTCGAGGAGCTCCAGCGTTGCATGGTCGATGCGATGGAAGAATGGGAGGACTTCGAGCCGTTTGCCGACCGTCCGTTTAACTGGCGCCCGGTATGGATTGGCTACGACCCGTCACACACCGGCGACAGCGCAGGCTGTGCGGTACTGGCTCCGCCGCTGGTTGCCGGTGGCAAGTTCCGCATCCTTGAGCGTCACCAGTGGAAAGGCATGGATTTTGCCGCGCAGGCCGAGGCCATCCGTGCGCTGACAGAGAAATACACGGTCGACTATATCGGCATCGATGCGACCGGCATCGGCCAGGGGGTTTACCAGCTCGTGCGCTCATTCTTCCCGGCAGCGCGCGCCATACGCTACACGCCGGAAATGAAAACCGCAATGGTGCTGAAAGCGAAAGACACCATCCGACGCGGGTGTCTGGAATATGACGCCGGTGCGACCGACATCACGCAGTCATTCATGGCTATACGCAAAACCATGACCAGCAGTGGCCGCAGTGCCACCTATGAAGCCAGCCGCAGTGAGGAAGCCAGCCACGCGGATATCGCGTGGGCAACCATGCACGCCCTGTTAAACGAGCCACTTTCCGCCGGTAGCGGTATGCATTCAACCTCGATTCTGGATATCAACTAAGATGAAAAAACGCCAAAAGAAACAGCCAAAACAGACCAACATGACCGCCAGCGCACCGCAGAAAATGGAGGCGTTCACCTTTGGCGAGCCGTCACCCGTTCTGGATCGCCGCGATATCCTCGACTATGTCGAGTGCATCAATAACGGCAAATGGTACGAGCCACCGGTCAACTTCTCCGGGCTGGCGAAAAGCCTGCGCGCCGCCGTGCATCACAGCTCCCCGATTTACGTGAAGCGTAACATCCTGACGAGCACCTACATCCCGCATCCGTTGCTTTCACGGCAGGATTTCAGCCGCCTTGTGCTCGATTATCTGGTGTTTGCCAACGGCTATCTTGAAAAGCGCATGAGCGTGACCGGCCACCAGAATGCCGCCTCCGGGCGGCATCCTCTCAGAGCGAGCCAGACGCCGCACATGCGACGCAATCACGCCAGCACCTCATTAACCGACCGCACTCAACAGCGCGCCACCACGACGCGCACAGACGCGTAAATAAATCCTGTCACCACGTCTGGCGCGCAGTGCTATCCCCGCCTCGCCTGCGCGCTTAACGAGTCGCTTTTAATGCATGTGCAATCTATAAAAAAAAGGCTCCAGTGCTGGAGCCTTTCGCAACAAAAGCTAGATCCTAAGAGATGCAAATTGATGCAAGGTCAGGTTCTAAAGCTTACTAGTCCTCTAATTCAAGGAATAAGTATATTAACGGCCTTTCAGGCGTACCGTTTTTACGTGCCACAAACGCCGAAACTTTATGCTTTTTGATCTTTGCAAGCATATGTGCACAGTGCACTTTATTCACATATCCGAGACAACCACTCGCATGCATTACTTGGATTGCATTTGTGTCCACTTCATTGCCCGGCTCTGGACACAACTCTACAGGATCACCAACTGAAACCGCACTTAAATCCGTTTTCTGATAACGAGTTCCTGCAACCTCAGCAATGTATTCACCATTTTTAGCACTACTCAAATCAGGGATAACACTAAAACCATCTGCTGGTGATTTTGCACCTGTATAAGCAAGCAAAGCAAAGTCTGAACCTTCAAAAGGTGCAGGTAAAAGATGCTTTTTCAAATAAAGGTTGAAGTCTTTCCTAGATCGAGGCGGAAGTCTGCGCAAGAAAGGATCTAAAACGTTTCCCGTATGGAATTGTTCTTTCATTGAGAACGCAGGATAGCCTACAAAACCTTTCTCTTTTGCAGAGTTAAATTCTGCTGTATCAAAGTGATAATTCAAGGTGTAAGAATCCTCGCCCTCTCGGTCAATCTGACCGACAAGGTACCTAGTACCGCCTGTTAGCGGTTGCCAAGTAAGCCAAAGACGCCTTGGTTCGATTATTTTTTGTACAACTCTCATTTCCAACACAAGTGTTAACCTTTGATACCTTCGATTAATAAGTCGACAAATCCAAGCTGCTCTTTCATTTGACAAAGGAACCCCCAATGGAACAGATTCCAATTTTCTTATGTCATTCAGCAACTTAGGCAAGTCAAAAGTTAGGTGAAATCTCAACCAACTTGTTAATTTTTCATCACTAATGAATAGTTTTAAAGACTCAACATGCCCTATTCTCGCCTTTGTGTCTTTCAGGTCATGTCTTAAATGATGTCTTCCGCCATCAATGTATTTGTCGAGTCTTTTTGTTGTCCAACCTTGGACTTTTCCTGGCAACATCTCACAACCCAAACTAGTTCCGTTATCGAACAGTGGAGCAAGATGACCTATGCCTTTAGGACCATCTTCAGATTTAGATGGTTCAAAGATGAAGCCCCAGTTTTCCTGATGACGATCAGTGTTTCCTATTAAAGCATCGAAAATAAACATGCCCATCAGCCAGTTAGCCCAGCTAAGCCGTGTCTTATCGAATACACCATTCAAGCTAAATCGCCTGCAAATTCTGACCAGATCTATAAAATTATGATGACAACCTGTATCTTTATCAAAATCCTTGATCAAACTGAAAAAAAACTCTGATGCATGAACAAAAACCTGTGATGAAACGTCATAAAACCACTCGATAAGAGCCCCATACTCTATGCCAGCTTCATCACTTTTTTTGAATGCAGGATAAGCAGGAGGGACGCTAACATGCATAGCTTCACCAACAAGGTAAGCTATAGTTTCTCCCCAAAACTGTTCGGGATAAACCTCTCTCGATTGTTTAAAGAGGTATGGCCAATTTGGTTTTATTCCTTCGGGGGGTTCCGAAGGAGACCAAAGCATCATTTTATCCCTCGCGCCATAAGGGAAGATAGCATGCTCGTCATCCTCCCTCCATAAGCTTACGTCTATTACAGTAATTTCCATTACCGCCGCCTATATATTAGACAACAATGCATATGCTAATGAAACATATCTTGCTTGATAGATGGCATCATCAAGAGCGTTGTGATGTATCCCTTCCCTCTCTATCATATTCAAAACATTGACATTTTTTAACTCTTCGCACAATGTAACGATTGTTCTTACATCCCTGTCATTCCTAAAGGGCCAAGGCAGGTCCAATCCAAAATGCCGGTATGCGTTTGCGATGATCGCATTATCGAACGAAGCACCATTCCCCCAGACTTGAAGAGGCTCCGTGTTGCCATTGCTATTTACAAACTCTGAGAACTGATAAAGAGCATCTTTGAGCATGACTGCGGACGTATCGTTAAAAACCCGTCTTGCTTCATCAGATTGCGCCATCCACCAAGCTAAGGTGCGAGGCTCAATAGAACCATTCGCCAAGGAGGATTCCAATGTGATGATTTTGTAGAAAGATTCGCCAAGACTGTCTGTTTTAGGGTCAAAAAAAACGGCAGCGATAGAAATAATTGGTGCGGAAACGGATACGCCCAAGGTCTCCATATCTAACATTAAATGGTTCACTGTCCCCCCCCTGGTTATGGTGTCAATAATGGCATAAATCACATCAAAAAACTGCCGCTTTTAAGTCTTCTACTCGATACATCTTCCAGAAGTAAATTTTGGATCAAGTTTTTAGAAAGAAATCGTGGCAAGCTGAAACGCAACGTTCATTCAAAGAGTTTCCTTTTGCTAGTTCTGCAATAAGACCCAAGGCAATTTCTCTGTCACCCTCCGTACAAGGCCCCTCACTAGTCAACCTAGCAATCATTTCAACACGTTCCAGGACCACGTGATCGTAAAGCTCACTATCCACAACTCCCCCAGACGAAATACTGTATAAACATACAGTATCATAATACGCTAAAAATTGTGAAGAAAAAAATCACCCAGAAATGGCACCTATGTATATGATACGGAAACTGTTAATTAAAATTTTTACCGCATGCGGCCGATAAGACCGCAGCACGATTGAGGATGCTCTTGGCGCGGTTATCTAGCGATGGTGTTGTGGAAAATATCTCTCCTTTAGATGAGCCACGCAGCCATTTACCAGTGATGTAACTTTTTCCACCAGCCATCAAATGAAGTGCTTCACCTCGAGTGATAGTGATGCCGGTTGTCAGATGTACCTCGCTTATAGCTTTTACGATGGCTGCATTCTCCTCGTCCGTTCCGTGGATAAATTGTCGCCGAGTGACTGGCTTTTGTTTTTTTAGTCGCTTCGTCAGCTCGCGTCTTTCACGACGACTCAGAGGTTTTGATAAATCCAGTATCTGTGGATCGCTTTCATTTCCCGTACAGTTATTGACAGAACTCCGAGAGGGCGCAGGAGCGCCCTTAACGTTAACGTCCAAGTCAACGGCACGCTTCGGCACAATTTTCCATTTCGTGAGTCTGGTTAAAATCGGAGTGCCAACACCAACAGCGGCATCGTATACGCCACGGATGCATACCGTTTCCTCACCATACTGGTTAAACTCGGTGCGCGGCTCGTACAGCGTTCTCACCTGCAAATCATCACGGCGAACAAACGGACCACCCTGCGCATTAACGTAACCAGCCCAATCACCGGCATCGGCGGCATCATGGACGGCTGCAAACTCAACGCTCAGACCGTGTGCGGTCTCTGTGTCAGCGAGACGACGCAACTCACGGTAGACCGTCACCGGCGCACCACCGATAAACTGAAACTGACGGATGTGCCAGCGCGCCGCCCATGCTGAAACGGCTGGAGCTGTCTCTTTCAGCAACTCACCGCTTTCGTCATCGGTCTCACCATCGAGGGCATAGCCGTCGATGTTTTTTGAAATGTATTTAGCAACATAGCCGGTAGCGCTGCCCTTTTCCGGGTCAATGGCCTCAGCGTGAAAGCGTGCCTTTTTGGCTTTATCGCTTCTCAGTTCGTGGTGGTCTTCATCCCACGCATAATCACGAGTGATGAGGCGCACGCGCTCAACGTCTTCCGGCAGCATAAACATAAGCATGTGCCAGTGAGGCGTCCCGTCGTGATGAGGTTCAGCAACACGGATGCCGAAAATGCGGATTTCTTCCCGGTGCAGTTTGGCGCGAATGCGCGCCCAAAGTCCGGTGAGATAACTTTGTGTATCCGACGGGCTGGCTCCGTTCCATTTGCTGTTACGGTATCCTGCTTTAGTGGTGGCGTGATATTTAGACGGCGCGGTCAGGGTGTAAAACTCCCCGACATAACCGAGCTCATTGCAGATATTTTCAAACCCACGGATGCGGGTCATCAGCTCACAGCGGCGTATCGCAGGGTTAGCGACAGAACCGTCGTATTTTTCAATCAAGCTGATGCGGTTGCCGTCTTCGTCTTCGAGATCCAGCCCCTTGAGAAATTCACGCGTGCGTCGCTTTTGCTCTCGCCAGTCTGTCACGCAGTTTTTACTCGCGTAAGCGTGTCGTTTCTTGCTGACGTTGCCGACTGCAATTTGCAGATGTTCGCGCCATGACGCAGCAACTCGACGCAGACGACTTCGCCACCATGTTTCCGTGAACAGTCGGATCACCGCGGGGGCAATATCATTTTTATCGAAAAATTTCTTTGTTACTCGTTCCCAGTGTGGAGGAGTGACATTAAATTGCAGGGCGATAAAACCAGCGTGCATATACCAGGCGTAAAGCGTTCTAAGCTCGCCAAACCCTGAGTCGTCAATATTCGCCAATTCGCCACGAATGAAGTTAGCAATATCAGCGGCCAAAAGGTCGATATCGGCGCGGGACATTTCCGGGAGGCGATTAAATCTGGCAACCATATTAACCATGCGTGATGCCAGATATTGCATTAACTGGGTATCAAAATGACCACCAAAAACAGCGCCAGAAACGTTGCTTTTGATGCCAGTACATTCATATTTTTTTGCGACCAGCTCTAAGCGTGGCAATGCCTTTTTACAAAAACTGATTAAAAAGGAATTGGCTCGCTCACTGCCCTGCGTTTGCTCCATCACGGTAGCTGTGCGGTTAACTTCAAATCTTACACATTCGGGCAAGTGTGCAATCGCCTTTCGAGCACGCAGCAAAGCCGCAAACTTTCGTTCGCGGCGATACTGTTGCTCATAAGTAAGATATGGGGTGCTTATTGCCGGTCGAGGGGCATTCCACAGAAAAGCGTACTCAAACCTCACAATGGATCTCCGCAGCTATCACCGATTTCGATGTGAATGCTCATTTAGTGCAGCTCCATTGACTCGTTTTCATAACGCGCAGCCTCACCGCGCAGAAGTTCAGCCACTTCAAAGTAGGACATACGCTTGTTTGCGATATGAACGGCCAGAGCTTCAAGGCGAATTGAAACCGCTACAGCGCGCGCTTTACGCTCTTCTTTCTTGGCTATATCAATCACGGCCATGAGGGGATCGCTTTCTGTGATAAACATTTTTGGTAATTCTTTCTGCATGGTCTTTCTCCTGATTTCAGGCAAAAAAATGCCCGGCGGGTTTACGCCATTAACTTCGTTTCGGGTTAATTCGGCATGGTCAGCCGTTTGGGAAATAAGCTCACTACTGCGCGAAAATGATTCATAGCTGTAATAAGCGCCTTTTTCTCCTCAGTAGTCAGCTCACTTAATTTGAGGTCATGACGTGCGCCCGGTATTTTTGCCATAAAGAAAATTGCTGATAATGCCCGGCTATTTTCCTCATGCTGTGGATCACGTTTATCACGCATGTCGGCCACAAACCTTTCAAGCTCTTTGCTGCTGTCGCCCAGGTGTTTTGCACGCAGTTCAGCAACATAGTTAAGACCCGCAAGGCGTTCGCCAACCATCAGCGGTGCAGTTTGCGGCAAAGATTCAAGAGCCATGAGCCCCTCTTTTTTTGGGAAGATAAACCAGCCAATAAATCAGCTTGTGAGCGGCTCGGGTGCCAGCGTTTGCCATCCTCCCCGATAATCCAGCCGTGACCGCAGTGCATGGCCGGGCTTGGTTTAATCAACAGGGATGCGAAAGACGGTTCATTTTTCAACATAGCCACCTCACATAAGACCGAATGAAGCGCCGAGGCCGCTCACGGTATCAACCGCGCTTGCCATTGCTGGATTAACCTGGAATCGAGCCTGTAACGCGAGGCCAGTAAGCGACAACATGCGAATACCGGCATTAACGCTCTCAATCATATTGCTCTTACGAGACGGGGTAAGACGTTCCGTAGACACGGCTCCGCTTGCCAGTTCACCGAGTTCACTCATCGCTCGCATGACGTAAGATTGCAATTTGTCTTTTGCCAGCTCATTAACCGGCACGCATGGCAGGCAATGAATTTGCGCAAGAAAACCATCAACAAGGGTTGAGTCTTCGGTCAAGTCAGTCAGCAACCATAATTCAGGTGGCGTGAACTGGTGAGGCTGTTCCGGATTGAGCTTGTTACGTAACGTTTGAACGTTCATACCCGCACGCTCGGCCAGCTTCGCCATGTTGTGACGCTGCGCAAAAGCCCGACACGCTTCGTCATAGTGGGGATGTTTGGAAATCTGAAAATCAAACATGTTGAGCCCTCAAAATTCACATAAAGTGAATTACGCACCAATGACGAGTTGAAAACGGGAATGACCTAACGCCTTACGCAACTGCTCTTCTTTCCAGCGTGCGTAATAAATACGAATCGGGCCACCTGCTTTCTTGCAGCCTTTACGGATGGTGCGGGGTTCGATTGGTACACAAGGGTTGTCGCCGGTTGTCCAGCGGTAAGCGGTGCGTTCAGAAACACCCTCAAGCTCTGCGAATTGTTGCAGAGTAACGATAGGTGCAGGCACTTTGATGATTGCGATTTCAGAAGCCATATTGCATGATTCCCTATTTGCCAATACTTGCAATTAATGGTCATCAGTTTGCCAACGTTTGCCATTAATCACCTTAGGTTTAGCCGCATACTAATGCGCAAAAGCCGCAACAGTCAATACGTGGATGCGAATTTTATGCAAATCGATTCAGGAATCAGTAACGAACATGTCTTAGACAGGATTTGTGATGTTTACGGTTACGCCCAAAAAATACAGCTGGCTAGGCACTTCAATATCGCTGCCAGCTCCCTGCAGAACCGCTACACGCGGGGCAGTATCTCTTATGACTTTATCGTCCATTGCGCTCTTGAAACTGGTGCCAATATTGAATGGTTGCTTACCGGAAAAGGGGATAAATTCGCAAACGACAAAGCATCTCCATCTTGCACATCTGAGGAGCTGACCATCAAATCATTCACATTAAGTGAAGGGAAACTGGTTGACGAGTCAGAAATGAGAATTTCAAAGTCACTTTTTAGCCGAGCTCCCCTTAGCCCACAATGCCTACGGTCAGACAACGTAATTCACTTTCTTGAGCTTGATGCTTCGCTCTCCGATGGCTCATGGCTTGTAGATATTGAGGGGGCAAAAAGTATCCGCGAGTTAACTGTTTTGCCTGGCAAAAAGTTACATGTGGCAGGCGGCAAAGTACCGTTTGAGTGTGGGATTGATGAGATAAAAACGATTGGCCGTGTGGTGGGTGTATACAGCGAGGTTAATTGATGACTGTCCGTAAAAATCCGGGTGGCGGCTGGATTTGCGAGCTCTACCCAAACGGTGCAAAAGGTAAGCGCATCAGAAAGAAATTCGCTACTAAAGGCGAGGCGCTGGCCTTTGAACAGTACACCGTTCAAAACCCGTGGCAGGAAGAAAAGGAGGACAGGCGCACGTTAAAAGAGCTGGTTGATTCATGGTATAGCGCTCATGGCATTACGCTGAAAGACGGCTTGAAACGTCAGTTAGCCATGCACCATGCTTTTGATTGTATGGGCGAACCACTCGCACGCGATTTCGATGCGCAGATGTTTTCCCGCTACCGAGAAAAACGGTTAAAAGGTGAGTATGCCCGTTCAAATAGGGTGAAAGAGGTATCGCCTCGCACGCTTAATCTTGAGCTAGCCTACTTCCGGGCGGTATTCAATGAGCTAAATCGCCTCGGAGAGTGGAAGGGTGAAAATCCACTGAAAAATATGCGCCCCTTCCGCACAGAAGAAATGGAAATGGCCTGGCTAACTCACGACCAAATTTCGCAACTGCTCGGGGAGTGTAAACGGCATAACCACCCTGATTTAGAAACTGTGGTAAGAATTTGTCTCGCCACTGGCGCACGGTGGTCTGAGGCCGAGAGCCTGAGAAAAAGCCAGCTTGCGAAATACAAAATCACATACACCAACACGAAAGGCAGAAAAAACCGCACCGTTCCAATTTGCAAAGAGCTCTATGAGTCTCTGCCTGATGATAAAAAAGGCAGGTTGTTTAGTGATTGTTATGGCGCGTTCCGGTCTGCGCTGGAAAGAACAGGCATCGAATTACCGGCAGGGCAACTTACCCACGTTTTGCGCCATACGTTTGCAAGCCACTTTATGATGAATGGTGGCAATATTCTGGTTTTGCAGCGAGTGCTAGGTCACACTGATATAAAAATGACGATGCGTTACGCACACTTTGCACCAGATCATTTAGAAGATGCAGTAAAACTTAATCCTTTAAACATGAGAAAACATCATGAATAACAAAGACAAAACCTTAAATATTTTCTTTTCTTGGCAAAGCCAGGTTACCGAAAACAAAAATTTCATTATGGAATCTTTGGGTAAAGCAAGAGCCAACATTTTAAAAAAAGAGACAACAGGCAATATCATAATTACTGACGCAACTCGAGGTGAACCTGGAAGCCCGCACATTATCTCAGCAATTTTAAATAAAATATTAGATTGTGATGTTTTTGTAGCGGATATCACACCGATATCCAAATCACTAATACCTGGAATTTCCAATCCAAATGTATGCTTTGAGTTAGGGTATGCAATAGCGAACCTTGGATGGGAAAGAATAATATTGTTATATAACACAGAACATGGAGAGATACCAAAAGACGTTCCTTTTGATTTTTCAGGAAACAGAATGACGCCGTTCACCACAAATAATAAAAACAGTTTAAATCAAATAGTTACATTAGCACTTGAAGATATAATAAAACATATTGAAGCTGCACCACAGACATCGCTAAAAAATTATCCAAACACTCAGAAAGACGAAAACATGCTGAGGTGGCTATTACTCTCTCTTCACGTTCCAACAGTCCAAGAGTTTATAACCAGGATGCCTAGTGAATTTTCTTACTTAGCATTAGATGCATATGATGAATTCTTTTATAAAGTTAATAACAAATTATTCTATATTTATGATGAAGATATTGATAACGATATCAAAAAATTAATTGACGCTTGGTCCCGTGCGCTTGGCCCCGTTGGTATTTTTCGTGAAGACCACGCTCATAAGCGATATGTTTTATGTAATCAAAGCGACGAAATTGAAACTTATTTAGATGAAGTCACTGAGGCGAGAAACAATATGAACTCTGCTCTTGATTCTTTATTGAAAAATATCAGAGTAAAACACCCTAATATTGATTTGATGGAAGAAACCCCGAAAGCATGGCAAAGACTCATTGATGTCCAATAG